CAAAGCTCAAAGTCTATCTAAAGCAGAACGTGCCAAAACTGCACGTAAGAAAAAAGCTGCGGGTGCAAAAGGAAAAACAGTAGTAGCAAATACTAAAAAGGCAAGAGTTTCAATGGCAACAGGTGGCGTTGTAAATAGAAAAAATAATAAAAGTAAAAAAAATGGATTCATAGCAAAAGGGTGTGGTAAAGTTATGAATAATCGCCGTAAAGTAACGACTATATCTTAGGAGAAAAAAATGGCTACAAAAGCAAATAAAAAAATGGAAGCTAAGTTAAAGGCAAGACAAAATGCCAAAGTAAGGCCAGATGATCCTGTTGAAGAAACCAGGATTTATTTGAACATGCCAAAGAAAAAAGCGCCTGCTAAAAAGAAAGCACCAGCTAAGAAAAAAGCACCTGCTAAAAAGAAAACTACTAAAAAATAGAGGTTTACTATGTATAAAAGAACAAAAGGTTATGCAGCTGGAGGAATGGTAAAATCCAAAGGCATGAAAAAAGGTGGTCCTATGAAATCCAAAGGGATGAAGAGGGGCGGACCAATGAAATCCAAGGGGATGAAAAAAGGTGGTCCAATGAAGTCTAAAGGTTATAAGAAAGGCGGAAAAGTTAATAAAAGTAATTAGTGGCTTACTTACAAAGCAATATCCCACATTTTAAATGCTGGGTTAGAAAAGAATACACACATAATCACGAAAAATATCATGGCGAGTTTTTACACGCTATGGTTGTTGCTGTTACGACTATGCCGTGTCGTTGTTTAAGTTTTCAAGTTATATTTACAGGTATAGAAGCTGAAGGAGAAGAAGAAGATACAGTTCATGGGGGGGCTATGTGGGCTAGGATGCCAATAACAGCTCTTGTTGGAGATACTCCTTTTAAAGAATGGCCAGAGCCTATGGCAGTTCACGATGCTCAACCTTGGGATTGTTCCTCACACTACCATGCAGTTTACGTTATAGATAGAGCTACACCTTGTCCTTGGATGGCAAAGATAGATGGTAATTTTTATCCAGCTAAATATATGTTTACTGTGGATTATGCTGAAAATGAAATAGCTGATGACCCTGCCCAACATAAACAAAGTCACGTTTTAGAGTTATTAGATGCAGGAGAATGGACGGGTAATATAGTAGCGTTACCAAACAATCGCGTTAGGGTCACTCATCCCGCTTGGTTTGAAACTGGATCGGGCGCACCTGATTTTAAACCATCTGCACATATACATTATTCAAAATCTGATTTAGACTATACGTTGGATATAAACAGAATTTTTGATAATCTATATACAGAGAACGACTAATGGCACTTTCAGGAAGTACAGATTTTGAACCCAATGTAACTGAGTTTATAGAAGAGGCATTTGAACGTTGTGGTCTTGAATTACGTACAGGATATGATCTAAAAACCGCTAAAAGATCTATTAATTTAATGTTAGCTGAATGGGCTAACAGAGGTTTAAATCAATGGACAATTTCACAAGACACACAAACGGTTACTCAGGGAACTACAGATTACACTTTAAACTCTAATATAATAGACATATTAGATGTTGTTGTTAGAAGAACTGTTAATAGCACTCAAACAGATATTTCTATTAGCAGAATAGGTAGATCTGAATATTTAAACATTCCTAATAAAGAAACCCAGGCAAGACCTTCACAATATTTTCTTGATAAATCAATTGCTCCTGTATTAAAAGTTTGGCCAGCACCAGAAAACTCTACTGATATTTTAGTTTTTAATAAGATTGTACGAATGGATGATGCTGATAAAGCTACTAACACTATGGACATGCCTTTTAGGTTTTATCCTTGTTTTGTTGCAGGTTTAGCATATTATTTATCTCTTAAAAGATCTCCTCAACTTACCCCACAATTAAAAGCTTTATACGAAGAAGAATTTAGAAGGGCTGCTGATCAAGATGAAGATAGGGCTTCTTTTAAAATACGACCAAGTATTAGGGTAAATTAAAATGGCTTACGCGCTTGGTAAATTTGCGATAGCACTATGCGATAGATGTTCTTTTCAATTTAAACTTAGTGAATTAGAAGAAGAATGGACAGGTTTTAAAGTTTGTTCTGAATGTTATGAACCAAAACATCCTCAACTAGAACCAGAACCACATGTTTCAGATCCTGAAGCTTTATACAAACCAAGGCCTAATAATGACAATGAAGCTGGAGAAGGTTTTGTTGTTGTAACAAACTCTAGTATATTTCAAGATGATTTTATGAATCCTTCAATTTTGCCTTCAAACTTTACAGTTGATAAACTGACATCAACATTAGGAAACGTTACAATTACAACATCATGACATTAACTGAATTAAAAACTTTAATACAAAATTATGTAGAAAATGAAGAAACAACTTTTGTTGCTACCCTAAATGATTTTATTATTAATGCAGAAGATAGATTATTTGAACTAATACAGTTAGATTATTTTAGAAAAAATGTTACTGGATCTCTAACTACTGGTAATACTTATTTAACCGCTCCAACAGACTTTCAATTAAGTTTTTCATTAGCAATTATAGACAGCGCAGGTGCATATCAATACTTAGATAAAAAACATACTACATTTATGAGAGAGTTTGACGCAGATCCTACCGATACGTCTGCAAGAGGAAAGCCTTTGTACTATGCTGACTTTGACAAAGAATTATCAACGGCATCAAACAACGGATCTACTTTAATCGTAGCTCCGGTTCCAGATGCAGACTATACAGTTGAATTACACTACTTATACAAACCAAATAGTTTAACCGTGGATACTACAGGAACTTGGTTATCTAAAAATGCTAGAAACGGTTTGCTTTATGGCGCTTTGGTAGAAGCGTACACATTTATGAAAGGTGATGCAGATTTAATGCAACTTTATGAACAAAGATTTAATTTAGAAGTTTTAAGATTAAAAAATCAAGCAGAGGCAAGAGGAAGAAGAGACGAATACCGTTATGATTCTTTACGAACTTCTGTTTCGTAAAATAAGGAGAGTGTATGGAAAAAATTAAAAGTCTTAAAGGCAAAACAGTTGCTATTGTGGGGCTAGGAAAAAGTTGGTTTGATTATAACCTGGCAAAATCTCATGGTGTTCATTTTGATGAAGTTTGGACTATTAATGGTGTAGCTTCTGTTATTTATCATGATAGAGTTTTTATGATGGATCCTCCATCTAGATTTTTAGATACTGAAGATGCTGGAGGCCAGACTGATAGTATGGCTAAACTTTTAAAAGAACATAAGGGTCCAATATACACTTGTGAATTAGATGATAGATGCCCAGGTCTAGTTGAATATCCAATTAAAGAAGTAATAACTGAAACTAATTGTTATTATTTAAACAATACAGTTGCTTATGCAATTGCTTTTGCGTATTGGAATGATGTATCAAATATTAAATTATTTGGAATAGATTTTAGCTACCAAGGCAATTTACATTTTGCTGAAGCAGGCAGGGGTTGTGTTGAGTTTTGGTTGTCTAAGTGTGTAGAAAAAGATATGCAAATAGAAGTAGCACACAGTAGCGGATTATTAGATACAAATGTCCCAGCAGAGCAAAAATTATATGGATACCATAGGCTTGCAGATCCATTTGTTGTTATGCAAACCGAAGATGATTTAAAAATTTCTAGAGTAAGTGAACTAGAAATTACTAAACACTATCCAAAACCTACTTTAATTGATAGAACAGATGATCACTTAGATTTAATAGAACCTAAAAAATGGTAGATAAAATTACACCAGAAGGTTTACCAGAACTAGGATTGGTAGAAGTAGCTACTGCAAACTATGGAGGCCATCCTCCTGAGTTCTGGGCAGAGCAGTTAACTGACAAAATATGCGGGGTTTCTGATGATAATGAACCCCACATAAAAGAGCAGGCCAGGGCTTATAGAAATTTAATTTATAGAGTGTGTTTGATTTACTTAAATAATGCTATAAAATCATATAAGGCCTCTTTAATCCAAGAATTAATACAAGGAGATGCAGAGGATTTGGCAAAAATAATAAAAGGTATTTAATATGGCAATTACATCTACATTAACTACAAGTTTTAAAACAGAACTGTTAACAGCAACGCACAACTTTGCTACTAACGGTAATGCTTTTAAACTTGCTCTATATACAAGTTCGGCCACTATGGGTGCTACAACAACAGCATACACAACAACGAATGAAGTTTCAGGAACTAACTATACAGCAGGCGGTGCTGCATTAACTAAAGTTGCTCCAACAAGTGGAGGCACAACAGGTTTTACAGATTTTTCTGATTTAACGTTTGGTACAGCTACTGTAACTGCTAGAGGTTGTCTGATCTATAACGACACAAATAGTGATAAATCAGTAGCTACAATTGATTTTGGTGGTGACAAAACATCTACCGCAGGAGATTTTACAATTGTATTCCCAGCAGCAGCAGCAAGCACAGCTATTATAAGAATAGCATAGTTTAAGTTATGTCCACAGGATGGGGTCGATCCACATGGGGTTCTGGTCCATGGGGTGAGCCAGCATCTGTACCTATAAGCTTCACCATATCTGGTGTAGCTGGAACTTCTGCTTTAGGAACTGTAAGTGTAGATGCAGAAGCTAATCAAACACTTTCAACTTTAGTTGCTACTTCTGCGTTAGGTTCTGTAAGTATAGTAGCTAAAGCTAATGTAGTTCCTGCTGGACAAGCAGGTACTGGAGCAGTAGGTACACTTACCTTTGATTGTGAAGCTAATGTAACACCAACAGGACAAGCGGGTACTGGAGCGGTAGGCACACCTACTTTTGATTGCGAAGCAAACGTAACACCTACAGGACAAGCAGGAACCAGTGCAATAGGATCTGTAAGTATAGATGCTGAAGCCAATTTCACACCATCTGGCCAATCTGCTACAAGCGCTTTAGGTACACCTTCTATAGATGCAGAGGCTAATGTAACGCCTACTGGGCAATCCGCTACTGGAGCTGTATCTGGGGTAGGGGTAAACGGACAAGCAGTAGCAACGCTTCCAAGTGCTGTAGGAACATTAGGATCTGTATCAGTTGATGTAGATGGTGAGGCAAATGTGCCTGTTTCTGGCGTTAGTGCAACAGGATCTGTAGGTTCTGTAACCATACATCATAATGAAAAATTCACAATAAATGGCATTGAGATAGCTGCAACAGTTGGAAATGTGGTAATAAATGCCGCTGGAAGTGTTTCAATAACTGGTGTTTCAGCCACTGGAGAAGTAGGAAATCCTTTTGTTTGGAGTTTGATTGACGAGTCACAAACACCTAATTATAGCGATGTGACGGATACACAAACACCAAATTACAGCACCATAGATGATAGTCAGACCCCAAACTGGGAAGATGTTGCTTAACTATGCAGAAGAAAGGTAATATAATCAATTGAACGGAGATATAAATGGCTACTTATGTAAATGATTTAAGACTTAAAGAAATAGCTACTGGTGATGAGTCAGGAACCTGGGGAACTTCAACAAATACAAATTTGGAACTGATTGGTGAAGCATTAGGCTTTGGAACCGAAGCAATCACCACCAACGCAGACACGCATACCACAACAGTTGCCGATGGATCCACGGATCCTGGCAGAGCTATTTATCTTAAATACACGGGCACACTTGACTCGGCTTGCACGATAACGATTGCACCAAACACTATAAGTAGGATGCACTTTATTGAGAACGGCACAACTGGATCACAAAATATAATAATTTCACAGGGTACAGGAGCAAACATAACCATACCTCCAGGTGATACCAAAGCAGTTTACTTAGACGGTGCAGGGTCTGGAGCGGCTGTAGTCGATGCTTTCGCTAGTCTAAATACAGTAGATCTGAAAGTAGAAGACGATTTAACAGTCACAGACGATGCCTCAGTAGGTGGTGATTTAGCTGTAACAGGTGCATTAGACGTTGATGGAGCGACCACAACAGATGGCATCACAAACGCTGGTAACTTTGTTACAGATGGCGGAACAATTAAACTAGATGGAAACTACCCAACTGGCACGGGTAACGTAGCTTTAGGAGATACAGCCTTAGACAGTCTCACAACAGGTAACTTTAATACTGCTATAGGAGAAAACTCTTTAACCGCTAATACAACAGGCGGAACGAATACTGGTATGGGTTCACGCACTTTAGACGAAAACACAACTGGAAGTTCTAATACTGCTGTTGGTCAAGGAGCGTTAAACTCTAATACCACCGCAGATAATAATACGGCAGTCGGTCAAGGCTCACTTGCTGCAAACACCACAGGTGCTAACAATGTTGCAGTTGGAGCACTAGCATTAGATGCAAGTACGACAGCTAGTAACAATACAGCAATAGGTGCTTCTGCTCTCGGTGCAAACACTACAGGAACAGAAAATGCTGCTTTGGGTTATATAGCAGGTGAGGATTTAACTACAGGTGATGCTAATACTTTTCTAGGAACTTACTCAGGTGCAAATACAACAACCGCAGATAGTAATACAGCAGTTGGTAGAAGTTCTTTAACAACAAATACAACAGGTGCATCTAATACTGCTGTCGGAGCAGATGCACTAGCCTCTAATACAACCGCAAGTAACAACACCGCAGTAGGTAGACGTGCTTTGGATGCAAACACCACAGGCTCAGAAAACACTGCACTTGGTAAAGAAGCTTTAGTAGCAAACACTACAGCAGCTAGTAATGTAGGGGTGGGTTTTAAAGCTCTGTTTACTAACACTACAGGTGAACAAAATGTGGGTGTGGGTGATTCTGCCCTTAGAGCGAATACTACAGCAAGTGGTAACGTAGCCATTGGTCATAGTTCTTTAACAGCTAATACCACAGGATCAGCGAACGTGGCTGTGGGTAAAGAGACTTTAAAAACAGTTACAACTGGTGCTAACAATACTGCGGTTGGCAATCAAGCTCTTTTTACAAATGCTGCTTCAAACAATACTGCTGTTGGTTCTGGTGTATTAGCACTAACCACCACAGGAGCAGATAACACAGCAGTTGGTACTAATGCTTTGAAAACTGCAACTACAGCAACAAGAAACACTGCTATTGGCATGGATTCTATGCAAGCTCTTACCACAGGTTCTTATAACACAGGATGTGGACAAAGGACATTGTATTCTGATACAACAGGCACAGAAAATACAGCTATGGGTTATCTGGCTCTGGATGCATG